GTCGAAATCTGGGAGGCGGGAAACATTGATTTTTGTGATATCGCCATAGTTTTTGTGGTTAAAGTGTTTTTCGTAGATTTGGATGGCGTATTTGTCAATTTCGGAGTAACCAATACAAGTGGGCGTCTCAATGCTGTCCACTGCGTGTCTAGTGTGTCGCAAATCTGACCAGGTAAGTGAATTTTTATTTTGAAACTCATATGCTTGTTTTATTCCAAGTTCAAAACCACCTTTTAGCCGATACCACTAAAAAGTGAGAAGTATTTTAATGGTATCATTTGGCATCACCATCCTTTCGTCTATCAAATCGTTTATGGCAAGAGCTACATAAACGAATATAATTATAAACATTCCTATAATCATTCATAATGTTTGCCCATTCAATACCGCAGACTTCACATTTTAAAAATCGCTCTTCCTCACCGTCATCTAAGGGCATCGGGTCAAGTAAGCCGTATTTCATACACTTTATTTATTTATAAACTCTTGTTGCTCCCTTTATACCCAAGCTCACGTGCAAAGTCCTCTATCTTTGATGAGGCTACCCAATCATCACCAATATAATTATAGATTTGTTTTTTTAGAGACATAATTATATTAAAGTTTTGTAATCGGGCGCATCTAATAATTTTACCTCATAACTGTCCTTATTTTGTTTTATCCCGAATATAACTAAATTGAGTTTTTGGGCAGTAATGAAATGTTCTAATTTAACTTTTTCTCTTGGGAGCATTACACATGGCTTCCTAAAACTATTATTCTGCCAATTATAATATGCTGTATAGCCTAGCACTTTTAGGCAATCCCAGAATTCAGAGTTTCCAAAAGGATAGTATTTAACCTCGCATACATAATCTTTTCCTTTATGCGTAAATGTTAGGTCTATCCTTCCGATATGCTTAATCTTAGACGTTTGTTTGCCAAAATCTGCAGAAACGGAATACTCTAACATTTGGTAAGCGCCGTATAGAGGAACTTCTTTTTTGACTTCAGAAAACTTTAGATTTTCCGCATTTTCTACAAACCACTTTTTAAATTTTGCTTCAGGGTATATTTTATAAGGCATAGTTCTTCCAACAATTATAACTACTCCACCACCAATTCAATTTTCCATTACGTATAGCTCTAGCTGTCATTCTACTAGAACACCAGACATCAAAGCTACATTTATCTGAAACTTCAGGATGATAATACCTATTCCACTGATAAAGCCCCCTGTCCCGTGCATCAGCCTTCCCAATAGCTTTAGGGTTAAAACGACTTTCACACCATGCTATCCTTACTAATAGGTTGGGACTTACGCTTTCCTGTTCTGCCACTACTCGTATTATTTGCTCAATAGACGGAGGCGTTTTTACCCTTTCTACGACATCTAAGCCCTCCAAGTGTTCCAACGCCTCTTGGGGCGTTTGAGGCTCTTCTGTAAGCTCTACCGCCTCATCGAGGACATCCCCGCCCATAGTTGCCTCTTCTGTTTGGATGTAAGCACTTTCTGGCGTGAACATCCCGATTGAGGCAGTAAAGATTGATATAAGTAAGATAAATAATACTTGTTGCATATTCCTCCTTTTGTTTTTGTTTTAAAATGGATTATCTGCTTCTTTGATGTCTTCGCTTGTTGGCTCCATAAAGTCAGGGTGGTCTTTATACTTCATCGGCTTTTTCCCCGTAAGGCAGAAATTGATAAACTTTTCTGCGTCATCAAAGAAACCGTCCGTTGCCTCTTTGCGTCCTCCTTCAATCATTGACTTTAGAATTGCCGTGCGTGTGATCACCATATCCTTTGAGTTAGCATCCATATCGTCTAGGGATTGTGCAAACTCTTGCTCCTTGAGGGGACGCTTGGTCTCGTTCTCGGCAAAGATGTCATAGAGGAAACCCTTACCCTCGGGAGCTTCTTTTTTAGTTACCGTTACAATAGCTCCGTTTGAAAGCCCCTTAGATTGGATTTGATTATGGCAATAATCATTCGCAAACCAAGAATACTCTGTGTCGCCCTCACGCACTTTGTAACGATGCCACGTGCCGTATTGGCTCTCTCCTTCTTGAGGTTTAATCTCAACAATCGTAAGAGTTGTTGCGATATTCGCTTTGAGGTCTAATTTATCTAACATATTATTTATGATTATTTTGTAAAAGTTTCTTTTGTTCTTCAACGCTTTTTAGCACGTCTTCCTTAGCAAGATTATTCACCCAATAAGTATGCTGTAATCGTAATTCTTCATCTTGGTAAGAAATCATCACTAAGTACTTACTTGCTTTCTCGGCCTCCTTTAATTTCTTGAGTATTTGTTTATGGTGGGGGGTTTTTTCAAACATATTATTTAAAGTTATTTAATACTTTTTTAAGTGTTATGTATCGCTTACTAAATAGGAGGTGATAGATGTACTTGTATTGCTTATCTGTCATATCGTAGAACTTTTGAATACTCACCTCCTCCATAAGCTCACTGGTATGTTCATCATTCCTAAGTACATCGCTCAAAGTCCCAAGTTGTGTACTTACTGGCATATTATTTCATACTTAGTGAATATTTATCTAAACACTCCTCATCACACACATATTCGTATGGTGCTACCTCAATCCCTCCGGCTATCTCGGCATCACACGCTTGGCAGTGATAATGTTCTGTACAGAGCGGGCAGTTTTTATGCTTGCGTCCAAAAGCGATAATGCCATCTATGAATTCACTGAAATTTTTCATATTATTTTTTAAGAAGCTGGTAAACCCGACTTTCAGAAATATCCATGCTTATTGCTATTTCTTTAACAGACTTACCAGCTTTTTTTAATTCGATAATTGACTGCTTATTAAAGTCAGCCATTGCTTTATTCATTACCTTGTTTAGTTTTTGTACTTTGTTCATAATTATTTTTTATACCCTCTCTATAATTTTACACCCCCCCTAGAATTTTGTCAAGCACTCGTTGTTGATAACTTCCAAAATTTACCTTATTTTAGCCAAAAAAAGACACCCCAAAAGGTGTCAATAATAAGGTGTAAATTGTTTAAAGAGCATCAGAAGAGGTAACTTTTCTTGCACTTCATCAGACTGTACAAGAGGCTTCATATTATCTCGGAGGTATCGCCAAAATTGAATGTTGGCTTTGATGCATTCCTCGTCCCCTATCTTAAGCCGTGAGCAAGTATCATCATACATCCAAGTATCGTTCATAATCATTACGCAGTCCACGTACCATCTACAACAAACACAGTTAGTCATCTGTTCCACTACATTACCTCCTTTATGAGAAAGAACTCACCAACATTATGAATTAACCAAACAATAAGTGTTATGTATATTAACACTTTAACAAGTATCCATAATTTTCTCAAGCAATACTTCAGGACGGCATCCGCATCTTCCGGAGTATTAATGGGCATTTTTAATTATATTGAAAATGGCAGCTATGAAAGCTCCTATTGAAGCACTAGCTACTACCCAATAAGTCTTCTTCAACCAGCGTACATCTGTTTTTAATTCTACGAAATCATTCTTATGGGTGCTAAATTCTTCACTTAATCCCACTATATCTTCCTTGATATGATGAAGATCATTATTTTTTATTTCATCTAGCTCTTTTTCAAGCCGTGCTATAAGATTTTCAGACATAACCAAATTATTATTCCTACGGTTGTAGTAAGTTGAATTATGGTAACCCCTCCCCTAAGTTCATCAGGGTCAAAGGGTTCAATACGATTAAGGATATTATTATGCACTCTTGACAAAAATCTCATATTGTGGTATATTACTGTGTTACTATTAAAATATAATATGTCAGCACCAAATAGAAATCATCGTAAAGAAGTAGAGTTAGGATGGAAAGTCGGGTTAGTCGGCTTCTTCATTTTATGGGTACTCGCTACCCTTTTCTAACGATACTTAGAAAGAACCCTATCCTTAATCTTACGTTTTTCCTTGGTAAGCTCTTTCTGCTTATCTTCATCACTAAGATTTTGCCAATTAGGGTTCTTTTTTAATTCCTCAATTTTATCAGCAACAAGACTATTATACTCCTTATTAGCTTTATCGAAAGTTTTTTGCCCCACTCTTTCTTTAAATTCGGTAAGTTCTTTTGATGTACTCGCATTCCAATTAGCCCTATATGTATAAGTTCCCGCAGAAAAGCCCATACCCTCTGCAATTAAGGCAAGCAACGCCGTAGCCGCACCATCTATTTCAGTAGTCTCGTAAACTGTTTCTGCCAAAATCGGAGTTAAAAGACTACGAGATTCATTTAAAAGCGTTGGTTTATCCCCCTCAAACGTCTGCTGTTTTACTAAATCTTTAATAACACTCGCCATTGGCGATGTTTTGTTCTCAATAAAATTCCAGAACAAATCCATTCCATCTTGCGAGCCATAACCATCGTTAAGTTCTGCAATAATCCCCGTAGTAGAACTTTTAGTTGATTGTTTTATAATCCTTGCAGCTAAGGTCATATAAGATGCAATTCCACCTGTTAGGTCAATTCTTGTATTGCCTATTTTTAATTTACCAAAATCTGCACTACGAGGATCCCACTCAACGCTATCTGGCCATAAAAGCTCAAACATCCCCATTACTAAGAAAACACTCGCCATTTGAGTTATGAGGTTTAGGGCGGCTTGTTTTTTAGCAAACCGTGTTTTAGCAAAAACCGGTCTTGTCAATTTATCAACTTGAGATTTTGCAAATTTTGCAGAAAAGAATACTCTGTTTAATTCCTTACCTATATTCTCATAACTTCCTAGACTACCTCGACCGGTCATTATATTTACAAGGTCATTTATAGCTTTAATTTCTTCCTTATCGTTTAAATCAAGCCCTTGCTTTTCAGCCATTGTATACATTGCATCAGCTATGTCTGCTCTTAATCTCATCGCTCCACCCTCATAGGCTACCTCGGATGATTTAAAAAGCCGTCCCAAATAAGGAATTTTTGCAGGGAGAGATGTTGGAAACTCTTCTTCACCTGTTCCAATATCCACCTTTTTACCCCGTTCATAATTACCATTTAAAAAATTTGTTCTTGAATAAATTTCAGCCTTTATTCCGTCTTGTATAGCGTCCCCCGTAGCTTGTCCATATCTTAAAACACTATACATATCCATAAGAGATTGTGCAAAATTACGTAGCCATGCCCTACTTGTAGCTGGCCGTGAAAGAGCTTGCCTGCCCTGTCTCCCAAAAAAGCTATTATCAAAAAAACCTGCAACAATAGCACGAGAATTATCAGCAATAAAATTATACGCAATACGGGCATCTTTTAGAACAGCTAAGGCTTTTTTTTGTACCGTCTTTTCATTAAGAGGATTTACTAAATATTCCTTGTTGGCCTCCCGTTTTAAGTGTCCTACATAATTATCCAAAGCCACTTTCGCCGATCCGTAATCAATACCATATTTTAATCTATCACGTTCTGTTGCCCATTCACCATCAACTAATTTATCCTCCACGATGTCCAATTTTTTTTGTGCATCGTTAGCAAGCTCCGCAATTATCTGTGCCTCTTCTGTTGAAACATCCGTACGATATTTACGAGAAAAAACATCACTAGCCAATTCTCCTAAAAACACTTCATCTTTTGCCGGATTATACAAACGTTCTTTCTTTACTGCATATCTTGCTCGTATTTTTTCACTAAGCTCTTCCTTTTCATTCTTAGAAAGACCTGTTACTTCTCTTGCCCAGTCATACATTGCTTTTTCTTGATTAACTAACAGTAGCTTTTTTTCAAATAATAAATTCACTTCTTTTGCACTTTCAGCACTAAGATATTTATCAAAAAGCTCACGCCGTTCAGTCGAAGTCATCTCAACTAATTTATCTGGCGAGATTTTCCCGTCTTTAAACGCTTTTTTTAATTTTTCAGCTTCTTGAGGGGGTAAACAAAACATATTAACAAGTTATTTCATCAATGAAGGCAGACCAGTCTTTTTTCTTTGGTTTAGCTTTTTTAACTTTCTGCTTCAAATCATTTTTAATTTCACCTTTAATATCTGTAGGTGTTTTTCTTTTTAAAGCCTTTTTAACTGCTTTTTCACGTTCCTTTTTAATTTCTTGTATTTTAGTAAATGCCGAATCCTTATACATTTCTCTTACAAGACGTAATGTTTGGCCTGCTTCGCTAACCTCTGTAACAAGTGATGAGTTTGCAATATCGGCTAATAATTGACCGTCTTGTGTTTCCATTGCGTAATTTGACATTGTTGCGACAAGCAATGCTCCTTTAATATCATCTGGTAACCTTTCTTCTCCTCGTACCATTCGTTTGGCTCGCTCAACATCCTCGTCAATTATTTTAGATATTCTTTTTGATTGCTCCTTAATAACGGCTGGACTATATTCGGCCACTTCCTTAAATCCTTCAGTCAAATTTTTCTCAATAGCCTTAGATTCAATTGTTTCAGCTAACCCAGCTTTCTTTTTCGGCTTTTCCTTAGGTTTTTTCTTAATAACTTTTTTAGGTTCTACTTCTTTCACCCCTGTAACTGCAGTAATTACCTTTGGAACCTTTACTGGCTCCACTTTTTTTGGTTTAGGCGTAATAGCTTTTTCAAGTTTCTTCTGTTTCAAAGCTATATCTAATCCTTCACGAGCTTGTTGGTAAATGTCCTTGAGCTGGGATTCATTTATAAATGAACTTTGGGGCTTATAGGCATGATATATAGTACTTTGTCCACCCCAATCAGCGGTATCCCCTATATTATCTATAATATTCTTAAAAATAACCCCATCATACCCCTCTTTTTGAGCATTGTTTACTACTTCTTGTGTAGATTCGCCATATTTAGTGTTTAACTCATTCCATTTCGCACCCTTAGCATCAATCACTAATGGTTTTTTAAAATCCAAGTATCCCTCATATACATTGTCAGGAGAACCTGCAAACCCAGTTGCATCAGCATATTCGTCAGTAAAGTATACTCCGCCTTTCTTATCTGCAAAACTTTTTAAAGGGGTAGGGCTTCCGTGATAAACGGGTATTTGTGCCTCTACAAACTCATCAGCACTTTTATACTTCCTTGCTTCTTCCAAGAGGGGTTCAACTTTCGCTACAGGTTTCGGGGTAGGTGCTATTTTATCAGTAGGAGCAACAAGTTTCTGTACTACAGAAGGCACGGTAGTACGTTTTTCTATAGGACGTGCTGGAATAGCCGTAGGTATTTCCTCAATCTTCGTCATATCATCCCTACTAATTCCTTTCGATCGAAGTGCTGTTGCAAAATTACCGATAGTTTCCATTCCTGTACCGCCAATGAGACCACCTAATGCTGACATTGCCAAACGAGTTGAAAGTTCGTCAAACCCCAAATCATCTCTAAATGTCGCCTCGGCGGCTGTCTGTATTATTTCTTGTAAACTTTCAGTCCCTGATTCTATAACTCCGCTTTTTGCAAGTCTTTTAGCTAACCCACCTACAAACTTTTTTTTCACTTCTCCGGATAAAGTTTTAGATGGTACGATTCTATCTAACGCAGACACAAGTACTCCCGTAATTAATCCTAAATTTTGAGCTTTTTCTGGTTCCACGCCATATTCAACAGCAGTACTTTCAACATCTTCAGCAGTAGAACCGGCTATAACGCCCATACCAACACTAGGATTTATCGCATACCATCCAATTGAAGCCACAACACTAGGGCCGAGATTATAAAGTGTTTCGGGGAGATATTTAGTCATCTTTTGTGATAAAGGTGCATTTTCCCATTCAGGTCGATTTGCCATATAATCTCGCTCCAACAAACTATCTGTATATTCTTTAACTTTTTCTTGAGGCATTACACCTCTTTGCTCCAATTCCTTATAAGTATTGCTCCATTCTTTAAAAAGTTTTTCTTCTCCTGGTGTGTAGCCTTGCAATTTCTGTTGTAATAAATTAGCTCCCATTAAACCTGGTTTTGTGATCGCCTGCAATGTTCCCAATGCTCTTTCTGGTTTTCTACCAATATAATCAGATACATAATTAACAGCATCTACCCCCATTGAAGCAAAATTAGTGGCAGTTCTTTTGGCAAATTCTCCTACGCTTGGTGCAAAATCTTTTTCTTCTTCTTTTGGTGTAAACACACTTTTTAAAAAAGAATATGGAGTTTTATGCTTTTTAAAAAACCCAAGAAATCCTGATGATTCCGCAGGTTTTTGCGTAGGCGTAGTTTTTTCTATAGACGGTACTCCAGTAATAACAGGCTTGTATCGTGTTGTGGGTGCAGTTACTGGCGTCCTTCCGATAACAGGTTTATATGCCATAACTAATAAAGTAATGCTCCGGCTGTCTCATCTTGAGGATTTAAATATTCTTCTGCCGGGTATGTTTTATCAAACCAGCTTAAAAGTTCGGGTGCATTCGTCCTTACTGAATCACGGATTTGTCTATATTTATCGGTATCTACATATCCATCAGCTCCCATATGTTGTGAAAGTAGGGCATTTACATCACGACCAATCAAATCTTTATCCGTTACTTCATCTTCACCTGCTTCAAGATAGGGTGCAACCATACCCTGCATAGTCGCTCCCATCGTACCATTTACAAACCCAGCGCCTTGGATTTCACTATATTTTCTTTGCTGGACAGTAATCTGTTCATCCTCGTTCCAGTTACTTTCAACCGTCGTAATAATGTCAGTTGCAGGATCATAACCTAAAACCACTGTTGCATGTCCATAAGGCCCACGTGTTGGGAATACCATTGCATCTCCAATAGAGGCCTGATTGGGGTCAGTAAAGTCTATATGACTTTGTTTTGATTCCCAACTATCACCAATATTCTCTACGTCCGTTACTTGATGGATGAACCAAGCACATTGGCCTCCCCAACGTCCTTTACCAAGGAAATTATCAAACACTCCATCCAATCCTCCCAGATTTTCTTTGGTAATTCCACCGGAATTTGTCCAATTACTAGCCCATTCTGTTGCTTTACCGATATTTCCTAAGTCTTGTCGCCATTCCTCACGACCGGTCTTCTTATCAATACCTACCATAACAACGTTACCATTTTCATCGGTAAATTGCTTAGTAGTTATATCGGGCTGTTGGGCGGTAATCTCTGCTTCAATCTGTGCCATTGCAACATTCATCTGCTGGTCTAAGATACTTTTTTGGAGGTCGGTATTCCCTTGAGCAAATTCAAGATTTTGCATTAGGATACCGTTCTCTTTAGTCTGGTCGTCCATAATGGCATTAAACATATCCTGTACTTCAGTCTGCTGCGTCTTAAGTTGGTCTACTGTTAAATTCCTAGCCTTTGTTATTTGGTTGATACTTTCGGTAAGAGGTTTTGCCTCAACTGCAAGTCGGCGTCTCTGATGTGCTTCACTAATACCCACATCCTTATATCGTTCAGAAATATCTTGTGGTAACTTTTCCAAAGCCTCTTCAAGAGGAGCGGCCGCTTTTGCAAGCCGTGCAAGTTCCTCGTTTAAAGTATTCACGCCGTATGTCTCTTTTAGCTGTTTTAAAGTTTCGGCGCTACTCGGCTGGTTCATTAAAGTATTAAGAATTGAATTTTGTATTTCAGTAATTGGTCGTTGTAACTCGGCCATTGCCTGTGCATAATCTCCCATAAGGTCGCCGTAAGGGGTTCCCTCTGCAAGATTCGGCATTCCCTGCAGGCCAAGCTCAAACTGTGTCAGGTCATCAACCGCAAGTGTAGGCTTTTCATCTGACGGTAGACCTGTCGCTCCGGCCTGTCCTCCGCCCCATCTAACCTCAACACCAGGCTTTAGAAAAATCTCACCAGTATTCGGATCTCTTGTAATCTCATTTTCAGTATAATATTTCAAATATTCAGGGCTAGGTACTTTAGTCCCAAGTGTTCCCGGAGGGGTTCCCGGTGCGCCCGCAATCGGTGTTCCTGTTGCTCCTGCGTGTCTTGGCTCTACGTCGGGTTTAAGGAAAATTCTACCGTCAGGAGTTCTTATCAGCTCTTCTTCCCTATAAAGTGCTAACTGTGCTGGGTCTCTAATCCATTCTCCGAGTTCGGGCTGAACTGGAGGAACTTCGCCTAAAGGGGCGCCTGTCAGACTTACCTGTGTTGGCCCCGGTGTCGGAGTACCAGCTTCTGGTGGAACATATCCCGGCGCCTGCATTTGCTCCGTTGTCGGTTGTCCCTGTGCTTGCCTCCATGCCTCCACATCTACTGGTTGTTGAGGAGTTAATCCTTGAGCCTCCGTAAGCGTTCCGCCAGGCATCCCAGATACATCTTGAAATCCCGGTGCGCCTTGCATCTGCAACTGTTGCCCTGTAAATCCTGCAATTTGCTGTGCCTGCTGGTTATACGCATCTGCAAATCTTTGCGCTCTCTCTAATCCTTCCTGATATTGTGGAGTACCAGGCTCTGCTGTTTGAGACAAATAATTCATTGCTTCCTGATAGCGCCTTTGATTGTCCGCCATTTGTCGTTGCAGGGTCTCCACATTTAACTGGATTTCCGGAGTTCCTTGCATCCATAGTTGCTCCGGATTAAGTGAAGGAAAAAGATTTTTACTCCATTCGGTAAACTGCTGATACTGTGGGTTAATTAAAATATCGGGAATCTGACCGCCAAACTGTTCTGCCAGTCCCTTATATTCAGGTCTTATACCGCCATCTGCAAACGCAATATCCTTATAACTTTTAACACCATATCCTTCGCCCATAAGACGCTGGATATTAGCGGCCGCCTCTTCTTGACTTGTCGCTTTCTCCCATGGATTTATAAAAGGTGTCTGTCCCGTCTGCGTGAACTGACTATAATCCAATTTTGGAGCATTATATATTGTTGGTAATGTTGCCATAATTTTAAATTATTATTTTATACCCAAGTAGTCCCACTAGTGCAAACCTTGAGAAGTCCATTTCCTGCCCCGTCTGTTCCAAAGCAAATGTCTCCTGACGTACCTGTAAGCGTTCCGTTGGGGTCATTCCCATTACAAACCCATATAGTAGGCTGGACGGCAGCCGCACCACTTAATTGTCCTACTTTATAAAAATTAGTTGAAACTGCCTTGTCTACTCTAAAAAAGAAAGCCGTATCTGCGTTGTCTGCACTATCGTTCCATCCATAAACAGCACGTCCTGAATCCGTATCATTTTCAAAATATCCTACTGAAGTTGAAAGTGTCCCTGCCTTTGCGTGTCCCGAATAAAGAGAATCAACTGTACCGCCCTCAAGTTCAATACTCTGCCCCACCCGAGCTTGCGTCATCGTACTCATAAGCTCCAAGTGTATCAAATCCTTTGTCGCACTGTTACCGGTAAACTCAATGTTTAAAGAAGCGTTACTGTCATCACTATCATCCTGAATATTTATTGCATTCCCATAACCGTCAGAATCACCCTTATTTAAAGTTAAAATATTATCGTTAGTATTCTGCAAGAGTTGCCACACTATATCATTATCGTCATCATATGCTTTCATCGCACCCTTATTTATCTGTATTCTCTCACCACCTGACGCTGTTTTAAAAATAGGAGATATGACAACACCAAATTTCTTAGTTGCAAGTTCATCCAAAACTTCCCGCTGTATATCACCCAAAGGCTCAACCGTGGGTGTCCAAGATTCAGGAGTATCCTTAGTATCCTGCCAACTTTCCGGATCTGTAATTTTAGATTTTTGTGTCGCCATATTCAATATCAATAGATGTTATTCTCGGAGTGTTAGTTGAATTTGGAGATAAAAGAAAATCCATCTGCAGGGTATGTGCCGGAATATTCTGATTTATCAAAAGTTCTGTCGTATCTGCAGTAGTATGATTGGCAATCTGCGTCCATGTTCCTGACGTATTTTTTTGTACCCTAACCCTAATTCCACAACTTGCAGGGAGGGGTTCAAATGTTAAATATACTTTTAAAAGTTGTCTTTTAGGACGATTCTGCCAGAGATTTTGTGTTAATAAAAAGCCTTGAGCCTTGGTAGTCGCAGAAAGTTTATCAACCCCGTAAGATGTTCCTGTGGTAGTATCTTTCCATGACACATATAAATCCCCGCTTACCCCTAAAACCGATCCTACGACTATGTTGCTTGTATTGTTTGTTGAGACCCTATAATCAAAATTAAGAGCCGTAGGATAGCCTACATTTGGCGACCCTAAAGAATAAACCCCCTCAAGGCACGGACTGTTAGCATCAAGAGAGGCACCTAAAAGATATACGCCCCTATAATCATCTATTGCACTTGGATACACGTCTACCCTGTCAGATGTCTTGTATGTACCCGGAAAACGTTTTAAAAGCCTTAGACCTTGCTGTGAGACGCTATAAATATTCCCTCTATCGCCTACAGACGCAATAAGAGCTGAACCGTTAGAAAACAGGGCATTTACTTTTCCCTCGCCTACAGGCACGGGAGTATATCCAACATCAGCGTAACCATCCCAATAAAATATCATACCCTCGTTTATTTCATCACCTTTCCATGCTCCAATAACCGTATAATCTGATTGATAAGCCAAATCCCTTACTTTCCATCCTACAGGGAGCGTAAGAGCCTGAAGTGTTACCGCATCGGCTGTATCAACAGTTGTTATATATCTACCCGCTCCTATCGCCAAATCACCTGATGGCATTACTACCATTGGATGCCATGAGGTATCTATCTCATCTGATTGCCACGTGGTACCAGCCGCCTGCCATGCTCCTGCGGTATAATCATAGATTGTAATACCGGCCGACCAATCCCCGCCTATCGCCATTTTATAAAGTTTGGCTGATGTACTCCAGTAAAAATTGCCGTTATATTCTATAAACCCTGTGATTCTTGCCGCTCCACCGTCTGTCCATACATTACTCCAAGCACCTCCAGAGGTTCTTTTGTAAAGTTTACCGGCATCTCCACCAAAATAAGTTGAGCCATCCGTTCCTTGGAATGACCAAATAACAAGATCGGTAACAGTCGAACCGGAATCTTTAGCCAAAGCCCAGCCACTCTTAAGGACACCCGGCTCATCGTGAATATCCAAACCATAAGATTCAGGGGCAAATGTCCCCTTTGCACCTCGATATATTGAATCAGAGAGACCCCCTGACCAGTTGTTTATTCTAATTATGGGCATACACGTATTCTATCTCTTTTAGTCCACAGAGAAGTGGGTTTTGTTCGTTTAGTCCAATTCGTGCAAGCTGTTGATGAACTTGATGAACTAGAGGATGAAGAACTTGAAGACGAGGAACTTGATGATGATGAGCTAGAAGATGAACTTGTGGAACTTGATGATGACGAACTGGAAGATTCTGACGATGAGGAAGAAGACGATGAGGACGATGAGCTAGATGATGAAGATTCTGAAGATGACGAACTTGACGATGAACTACTGCTCGAAGATGATGAACTGGAACTCGATGATGAACTCGATGAACTACTTGAAGACGAGGAAGATGAGCTAGAAGATGAACTTGATTCTTCTGGATAATAACCCATTATATTTAAGTTCGGCCCCAGTGTATTTACGCTAAAACTACTGCCTAGAGTACTAGTAAACCCACTGAACCGATAAACATAATCGTTATTGCTAGAATCTTCACCCATTGCAAGAGTATCACTATCATCCGTTGACCAGCATATGCCTCTATAAGTATCGTCTATTGCTGCCGATGTATTAAAAGACGATTTAACCGTTGATGAAAATCCTGAATATTTAACCGCATCAGTATTGCTTCTATCTAAAATTATAAAATCAGTTCCATCCCAATCACAATCTTGAATGCCTGCTGGGAGGCTAAACGAATCAGCGACTGTCGCAGAAAAACCTGAATATTTCCAAGCTGTGTCATTATTATCATCTACTTGAAGAACATTAGTACCATCCCAAGCAATACCGTGTTTATTTGTTGAAGCAAAGGTTCCCGAAATCGTAGAAGTGAAACCAGAATGTTTATACACTAAATCAGTTCCATAATCCTGCGAAAGTAGATTTGGGTCATCCCACGCAAAACCATAAGCATCACTCCCAGGAATGGCAAAACTGTCAGCTACTGTTTCAGAATAACCGCTTGTTCTGTATATTTTAGATGTAACATCTGTACAAATTATCCCTTTAGCCATACTTAAATTTTATTACGTCCATCATGTTTAATTCGTTATAATGGCACGCCAGATAATCGTAATGCGCCCATACCCTAAATCCCGCCTCTTTGGCTCGCTTACAAAATCTAAAATCCAATCCCTCTTCTGGTATACCGTCCTTGCCCCACTTCCTCATAAAGGGGGCCTCTATTTTTTCTAAAACACGCCTTGCGATAAGTATGTTTGCACTTCCAACCGCATCAACTTCTTGTAACCCTTCCTTTTCGGTATGTTCTTTCCAGCCTTTCTCTTTTTCATCCCAGTCCATAGCGATGTGATACATTGGATATTCTTTGCAGGTATCATTCCATTGCGGAGTAGGGCAGACGATTATATCCTTATCCAAAAGCACAAGGTCAAGCGGATTTTTATAACACGCACTGTCATCTCCCATAATAAACATATAATCACAATCTGTTTTTAAAAATTCCTTTACGGCGATATTATGATTTGCGTCTACGGGCTTGTGCATTGGGTGGGTTATCTTCACGTCAAATCTGGAATCGCACGCCATCCTGTGCATCAAGGTTGCAACCTCAACCCTAACCCATCCCTGATTTAGAACCGCAACGTATATTTTCTTTTTTACAGCCATTTTGTGATATTAAATTCTGGTGTTTTATTTATACCTTCCTCCTCATTCTCGGGGTCAAGAGCGTCTTTTTCTTCCTGTGTCCTATCCTTCTCCTCCTTTGCGAGAATAAGAATTACCTTTTGTTCGTCAGTAATTTTTGTAACCTGCGGTTTCCAGGTTTTTCCAAAGGTATTTGCATCTGTTTCATTCATCTCCTCAATATCATCGTCTGCGACAAGAGCGTTAAAGACGTCCCCCTCTTCAATAACGCCAACCGCATACTCTTCTACAATCTTACCTCCATCAGCGTAGTCGGCTGGATAATTGCTTGCGTCCGCCTCATAGGCAACATAGGTTACGTGCTGGCTGTGGTTGTTATCCTGACATACCTTAGGATAGGTAAACTGTGTTGCACCGTCCTTTTTTTCTTTCTTGATTTTTACTTTAATAATTTTTTTTGCCATAAATCTATTTTAAAATTATCTATTGCGTATTTGCGAGCATTTGCCCCAATACGCTTTATCTCGTCTTTTGTTAAGTTATTTATAATGTCTACTGCCTCATCTTCACTCTTTACCAAAAATCCTGTCTTGCCGTGCTTTATATAATCCTGCGGGCCGTCTCTGTCTTCCACTATCACCAAGCATCCACTAGCCATTGCCTCCATATTTGACCGCCCTCCTTGTTCCTTTGTCTTAGGATGAATTATTGCAAGATATATGTCTATATCGGCTAAAAACTCCTCTACGGGCTTCTCATTCCACCCATAACACTTAAAATGAGGGAATTCCCGAGCTATCTTAGGATGAGCAAGCATAAAGTGAAATTCTCGCTCCTTAGTATCTAACTTCCTGTATAAACTGCAAGGGTCTTCGGGATACTTCAGGCTTATCCTTGAATGCCTCCCAATTCTTAACTTGTCGCTTTTAGATTTTCCCCCTGTAAACTTTTCAATATCTATCGGAGCAAACATCTGTTCGGTCGGTATCATCTCCTTTGCCGTACCCTTTACTTTCCCCTCCCAATCCCTTTTCTTCTCGTTGTTTAAAAAAATTATCTTACTTACTGGATATTTTAAAACCCAGTCTTGTCTGTGAGTATCCCCGATAACAAAGTTTAAAACTACCTTGATGTCTTTTGCGGTTGCAAGCACCCTCTCAAATTTATCCCGTTTCTCTTTGTTTAACCGATAGATGTCATCATTCATGTACCATACCTGATAATCCGCTCCCTGCTCCCAATCGCCGTTTAAGTCTGTAAGCTCATATCCGAGTTTGGCAAGTCTTCTCGGTGATTGGTTGCCTCCGCCATCAATCCTTTGGCTTGCATAAATCCGCCCTGTACTTGTGATAGACATATAAGTCCTGCATTATGTATGTTTTATAACCCACTTCTTTTAATTTCCCGTAATAGTTTGTATCCGTTCCTATTGTCCCGCAAGGTCTAAATCCTCCCGCTATCTTCCAAGCTGTCTTGGAGGTTACCATTACAACTCCTGATATTGGACGAGTTGCTTCTATAAGAGGTTTTCCTTTAACTTGTCTTGCAATATGTGCGTGATAGGTAAGGTCGTGGTTATGCATATCTGTCTTAACTTTCTGCTGGGGATTGCCGATTCTATTTGTTACTGCCACAAAAAGTCCTGCGTCCGGATTATCGTGGATATGCCCCAAAATGATATTGTACCAATCAGGGTCTATCAAAAATATATCGTGGTCGTGTATCATCACCCATTCCGAGGGCGATGATTCCATTATGGTATTTAACCATTCGCCGTAACAGCCTGTCGTGAAGCCAGTTGTTGTGAGAAGTTGCATAGTTTTTGTCCTATCCCATAAGCCTCGTCTCTGTCCTCATGGGTTTCTACATTCTCAAATTGTTTTAAAAGCACTCCCATTCCCTCTGCCGTAAATCTCCAATAATCGGCAGGATGCTCGTGTTTCCTAAAATATATCCCGCTCGCCGCTAGGATACACCAGCCCTCGGGTTTTAATACTCTGTAAATTTCACCCATCGTAATAAAGGGACAATCATCATGCTCAAGCATTTCCGCACAAGTAACAACCTCGAATGATTCGTCCTCAAAGGGTATCTTATGGGCGTTTGCCACCACGTCAACATTCTTCCCCGCTCTCATATCAAGTCCCGTGTAATCGGTAAACAAAGGCTTTAACGAACCATTTATGTGAAGTGAGCCGACATCTAAAACCTTTTTATCCCCAAGCTCCTTTTCTTTTACATGTTTTTCAAAATATTTATATACTTTCCCCTGCATAAAATCTTTCTAAAAATTCACTTATTCGTTTTTGATAACCCCTTACAATCTTGCGTGCATGGACGATACTCACCCTATCACGCCTTGCAATAGATTGTGCCGTCTCCTCAAACCCCCTGTAACAGACAATGAATATCGGGTCGTCCACATAAGGGAGGTATAACTCAACTGTTGCCGCCATTCTGGGGTCTTTCCATCCCCAAAATTCATTCTTACAGTTTTTTACTAAATCCTTTATCTCATCCTTATGGGGAAACTCCAGTATCTTCTCTCTTGGAGGCAATCTGTTCCAAGCTCCCCCTGCCCAAGTAAGAATTCTTTTGTTCATATCAACGAAGGCTTTGTTTTCAAAATGCCCTGTCGGGTTTGAAAAATCCCGCCCTACCAAGTATCGTCCCATATCAACCCCCACCGCAGAAAGTCCACCCGCAACAACCGAAGTAAACGACCTTGGCATTCCAAGTACAATAATCGTCTTAGTACATTTTGATTTGGTCATAAACCGGAAATTCTCCCTTTGACGCCATCTCGTCAATTTCTTGAATTAAAGCGTTACGCTGTTTATTAGCTACCGCAATCTTCCTTGCCGCATCCGCCACTTCTTTGTCGCTGGCTTTGGGGTCATGTTTAATATCCTCCAAGTGCCAGAGCTTAAGATTCATTATTGAGAGCTTGTCGCAGAGGCTTCCGAGTGTTTCCATATTAAATCGGTTACTATTTTAGGTTTAATGAGTTCCATACATTTTTGTGTTCCGTCCTCCTCTGTGTTATCGCACTTGTCTTTCCAGCAACCACCACCCGAACAGCACGGAAAACTTCCTATTGTGTGCAGATAATGGAACCCGTCATATTCGTAATTCTCCCACGAGACGTGTTCTCCGCCTCCTGCAAGTGTGATACAAGGCTTCTCAAACGCCGCCGCTCCGTGCATTGTAAAGCTAATCGGTGTTATTACCCCCGAACTGTGATAGATAAGTCGCAGAGTCTCCCGTACATCATCCTTGTCAATTCTATTTATCACGTTCTTTTCCTCAAAGGGTCTGTGTAAATCTTTTGAAATTCCCGTCTGTACAAACGTTACGTCAGGACACGCTTTAAATATCTCTTCCCAGTATTTGCGGGGATATATCTTGCGGGTATTCTTTGCCTCGCCTCCTGTATTTACTACCCAATACTTTTTAGGCAACCCCTTAATTGGTTTCTTCTCTTTATCCGACAAGTGGATATCTGGTTTATTTTCGGTAACCTTAAGTTCAAATCCGTACTTTGCGTTTATATATCCGACCATCCCCTCCGTGAATGTTGCGTTATTCTCACTTAATTTGTGGATTGAATACGGGTTATCCAAATTCCCCTCCTCGTCATCTTGGCGACAGACAACATTTAAGGTCTTATCTTCCGCTCCGTCCTGTACTCTGGGTTCCAACGCCTCTATATATGGATTGTTGTCATACACGCAAGGATGGCTCATTGCAGTTTCAATTTTAATGTGCGGGTATTGCTCGTGAAACAATTTGGCGACTGTCGTTGTCTTCATACAATCCCCTATTTGCTGATTGCAAACAAGTTTAATTTTCATACTATTTTGATATGTTTACCCCCTGTCTTGGTGAATGGGGATTTTCATAATTCTTATAATAAGCTGGTGTTGGTTGCATATACTTCATCTGATGTTCCTGACGCACCGAATAGAAGTCTTTAAGTTCCATTTTCATCTGTTCAATATTTGCCTTTAGGCGATCCGCAAGCGGGAAACGTTCATTTTTAATTGCCCAGTCATACGATGCCCCATAAGCAAGCACCCGATGAAACGGCTCTGCAAACACCGGTTCGTCAGTATCATTCGACATATCCGAAGCCAGATACTTATAAAATATATAGAGACCATCTGTTACGTTTGAGGTTGACGGTGGGTATAGGACAATATATGTCGTCCCTGCCGTATCTCTCACGTCATAATAAGGGCGAGCATTATCAAAATCATCTGTAACCGATGTTGAATCAAGAGGTTCCCCTGTATTATGCGGGTCAAACGGACGAGCTACCCGCCAAGTCCCGTCAAGTTTTACACGAACCCGTTTAATCTCAAGCAAGTCTGCCGGAAAAGCATACTCCTTTTGATTGGCAACGAGATTCGTATAGGCTTCTTCTTCTGAAAAATCAAAGTATTCGTGTGATGACAAGATAAACGAAACAACATTACGATACCAACTATTTATATTCGTATTCCTGTCAGCCGAACTATATTCATTTGTACTGGTTGATGTGAGAAATGCCACATCATCCCTTAATGCTTCTAAATCCATATTTTTACAAATAAAACCCAGCCATTTAAGCTGGGTTGATTTTTACTTAATGTTTTAATCAACTGATAAATTTTTTAAAAACACTCATCCATACATCCGCATTCATATCAACGTTGAATTCTTCCTTTACCCGCAAATACCCTTTATTGGCAAGAGCATTCCGTACATACTTATCTTTCACAAGAAGCTCCAATCTATCAAACCATTCATTCTCTTCCATCGCAAGATAACCGTCAACTCCCTCTCTTATGAACTTGTAAGGCTCTACAGGAGATGCTATCACAGGATACCCGGCCGCCCAATACTCCAATACCCTTAAATTACTCTTTGCCCTGTTAAAATTATTATCCGCCAGAGGTGCAAGTGCAATATCAAATCCCATACTCTTTAGCTTTTTCGGCCACTCTTTAAGGTCAACGAATCCCACCGTTTTAATTCTATCTTTCATCTTACGCCATTTAAAAAGGTCTCCATAAAGTCCCGTATAATGAAATGTTACATTCGGGTACTTTTTCATTATCTCATATAAAGGTTTCTCAATCTGCTTTAAATTCTCCCAATGAGCTGCACTTCCTGCCCAGCCAATTCTTATCTCATCCTTTTTCTTTTTAAACGCTGGCTTTACATCCGCATATTTATCACGCCATCTTAAATCCAAACTATTCGGACAAACAGAAATATTCTTGTTGTCATTCTTATAAAATTTCTTAAGATACTCGGTTGATACCGTGATACCGTCAACAAGTGTCGCCAAATGTTTATTTAACGGAATGTATGACGATCCCGGGTAAAATGACATATATCCCGGATTATGAGGTCTTGTATGAGCCACCATATCGTCAATATCCACAAGAATCGGTTTCTTTATTTTTTCTCTTTTAAAATACTCTTTAAATCCGCCAATCACGGAAATAAACGGTGTTGATTCATCACGGCATATATAAATAAGGTCTGCCCAGTGCATCGCTTCCTCAAACTTCTTATCAAGTTTAATATCGTGCATCTGGTCTTCACCAATTTCAGCAATATAAGGATTAGGGATTTCTTTCTTACCCCAGTTAAAATCTATCACCCGAAGTTCAATCTTACCTTGTTCTTCTAAGCGTTTAAGCGGTAACCACTGGCGATAATATCCCACACCGCAATTTGCAACCTGTGTTAAAAACAGAAATATCTTTGGTTTCTTCATAAACTTTCTAAATATTGACGAATCTTATCTTTTGCAAATCCATCCCCATATACTAAATCCCTTGGTAATCCCCTTGAGTGTGGTTTTGCGATAGCCGCCCTAATCACGTCCTTATCAGTTCCAACAAGCATATTCCATCCACTCTCTACTGTTTGCGTCCATTCAGTCTCATTGCGAAGTGTTATGCAGGGTACTCTCATAAAGTGTGCCTCAACTTGAATACCTCCCGAATCCGTCAAAATCTTTTTAACTGACCCCATAAGAGTTACCATCTTCTCGTATTTTACAGGTTCAATTACCTCAATATTCTTAGGTATCTTTATTTTAAATTCTTTTAATCGCTTTTTAGTTCTTGGATGTATTGGCCAGACTATTTTATCCTTACCGTCTAATGCTTCCATTACTTCTTTTAATGCGTCCTTATCATCCACAGTTTCCGCACGATGAAGCGTAAGAAGCAGGTGATTCTTGTACTTCTTAATTGGCTTTACAGGGAACTGGTCAAACAATGTGTCCAACTGCGTTGCTCCGGAGATAATAATCGTTCCTTTTACTTTTTCATCTTGAAGCCTCTGTGCCTCCACAATTGAGGGACAAAACAATATATCGGAAATCTGATCTATCATTATGCGATTCTGCTCTTCAAGCATATCCATATTACCGCTTCTCATACCGGCCTCTATATGCACAAGTTTCTTTCTTTGCTGTTTGGCGGCAATCGCCCCCATAAGAGCGGTATTCGTATCCCCGTAAACTATCACCATATCAGGTTTTTCAATAACAATCTCACCAATCAATTCTCCTAAGATATACCCTATGTCCTGAACCCCAATATCTTTTTTTGGCTTGGGTAGCTTCAGACCCAAGTCTTTCATATTCTTATCCCAGTGTTGCCCTGTCCATATAATAGCCTGCTTCAACTTTGCGTCAATCTTTGTCAGGTTTGGTCTTGTACCAATTATTGTTAGAAACTTCATAAATCAGCCACCATTAAATTTCTTTGCTTTAGATCTATCCTCTTTGTAATTTTGAAATACTTATCATAATCGTGAATCATAATTGCCTTTGGGTGCAATATAACATTCCCTTTCTCAATTTCCGTTATCATTTCCGGTGGTAATTGCCTGTGTCCTTGAGGAGGTGGCGGTTCCTTTGTTGGTTCTACCATTAAAAGTTTATCACTAACTTTCCCGAGTCCTCTTGCAACAGACGGCATATCATCTTGAGGTACGTGCAAGAAACACGTGTAAGCAAACACAAGGTCAAATTTTCTGCTAAAATTAGCCAAATTCCTTGCATCTGCTACTTCAAAATCCGCATCTGGCACATTCGCACTCGCAAGATTCACCATCCTTTTAGATATATCAACGCCCAAGTATTCAATATCAGGAAAATGCTTTTTAATTACTTTCGCCCAATTACCATTACCACATCCAAGATCAAGGATAGATTTTGGTTTTAACTTCTTTATCTGTTTTACAACCGCTTTCTCATCAATAAGCTGACTATTATATTTCTGTTCAATATCGTCCCAACATATCGCACGCTCTTCCCAATAATCTTTAGGGTCATATGCGAGTAAGTTGTCAAAAAACTTCTTGTACTTTTTATGTGAGAGCTTACTGCGCCAATACTTAGCGTTTGCCTCATCTGGTTCTTTAAATTTCTTTACTTTGTTTATTTCTTCAATAGTCGCATCAATATCTAACTTTGCATTAAAAGCCCCTTTAATATGGGGGATATTTGTTATCACCCGTCTTCCGGCACACAGAAATTCCTCTACTGAAATTGACAGTCCATCGTGTGGCAACATCCTCATAAGGCACGAACTTTCCGAAATAAGCGTCTCCATCTGCTTTTCATTAAGCCTGCCGAGATACTCTACATTCCCCTTACGGCCAAGCTGTTCAGGATTGCCAAAAAACTTAAATTCCACACTGCGACACTTCTTCGTAATCCTGTCCACAAACTCCGGTAGATAACCCTCTTGATTTACAAGTGGCATATACACCGCTACAGTAAACTTCTTCGGAAACGGAGTTACCGGATAAAACTTGCCAGGTGGGAGTGGTAAAATCTTTGAATTTATTCCCAGTGCCTTTAGCTCATTCTGTGTTTGTTTAAATTCTGTAAGATTAACATCAACATTATTTTTTACCCAATCAACAATAATCTGTTTATGATGCGCACTTAGAGATTGTAACTGTAAAATATCCGACCCTATCCAATGCACCACCCTAAGCCCCTTATGTCCAATAAATACACTCGTACAATGCTCTATGATACTCGGATAAAGCCCTAAGAGGTATATCAAGTCATGCTTATGCGGTTTATGCGCCGGATTCTCCTTGTAATCTCCCTCTAAGAGTTTTGCTACTCTCTTGCCATGAAAACCTGCACCGGGAGAGGTAACGCATATCTCTCGCTCTGGGATGCCATATTTCTTTTTTATCGTTTTAGTTCTTTCAATCCAATTATTATGACTATCATCCGACAAACCCCCTTTATGAGGCAGTGTTGTTTCAAAAAATATTTCAGGTATATATAAGCCCTTAGCCTTATGGTTTATCACAGCATTCAGCCAAAAGTCCCAGTCTTGAAGAGACTTAATCGCAACATCCCATCCACCCATCTTGTCAAATAACTTCTTTTTAAGAGGAAAGGAACCATCAATATAATTAGTAACAGTCAGGGCGTATTCATCAAAAGGTTCACCCATATAATCCATTGCTGACGCTCCACCAAGTTCGTGTACAAACCTATACCCTCCATAGAGGAAATCAGCATCTGAATCCATTAGATGATTCATCCAAGTTCTCACTACGCCGGGATAAAGAATCGCATCTGCCGGTAAAAATGAAACATAATCTCCCGTAGCTTCTTTTGCTCCCAAATTCCTTGCAAAGCATGCTCCCTTATGTCGTCCTTTTATTACTTTTAAATTTTTATATTGCTTCTCTTTCTTTTTTAAAACTTCAAGTGATTTATCCTTTGAGCCATCATCAACAACAATCTGCTCAATGTTCGGATAATCCTGATCCATTATACTATCAATCATTTGTCCGATTGTATCCCCATCGTTAAAATTTGGTGTGATAAAGGATATTTTCGGTAAATCTTTTTTACTTTTCATAAAGTCATTCTAGGTTGTTTTAATATTCTTGCTGGGTTACCCGCACACGTAACACGTGGTGGGATTGTCTTATGAACCACAGTACCGGGTAAAACAGTCGCTCCCTCACCTACCTCTATACCGCAGACAATCGTACTATTTGCCCCGATTGACGCCCCCTTTTTTATAACAGTCGGTAGATACTCTTCTGCCTTTCGTTCTACCTTTGGCTTTCTAACGTTTGTAAATACAACGTTCGGGCCGATATAAACGTTATCCTCAATTACTACTCCGTCAAATATTTGAGAGCCATTTTGAATCCGCACATCAGCTCCCACAGTTGCATTCATTCCGATGTAAACACATTCTCCAATCATTGTGTTTTCACCTATGAACGCCCCCTCGCATATATGCGACCATCTCCAAATAGTAACACTCTCCAATACTTTTGCGCCTTTGTCTACTTCAGCTTTTTCGTGAATCATATAGTTTTTCTATTAAGTTCATTGCTGTTTCAAAATCCTTTAACTTATACCCTTTCCCTTTAATAATATCCTCATAGACCTTTGTATGTAGAGATTCAAACCCAAGCTGTGTCAGATTTATATTCTCTTCCCCAATCTTAAATACTCGTTTTTGTTTATCAATCGGAGCGTCTATTGCCACTGTAAACTTCACTGATGCCTTGTCAAATTCTACCTCACCATCGATCCGCTTTTTACTGCCATCTTTTATCTTGCAATCTTTCGGCTCACCAAACCACCAGCACAAAAGGTCAAAATAATGGCACCCGATATTGTAAAGAAGTCCCCCGCTCTTTGCAGGGTCAGCTTTCCAGCTATCCATATACCAATCATCTCTGTGTACTTCAATCCTCATTTCAACGTCTTTTTTATCTGCAAGTATCAATCTGTCTTTTAAGTGTTGCAGAGGTTCTGAATAACGGCACTGGAGAACAATATTTATCTTATCAATAAATTTAAGCAAATCATATTCACCGGGAGTAATCACCGGAGGCTTTTCACAAATAACCTCTCTTCCTACAACGTTTGTTGCGTAATCCGCCATACCCGCATGCAAATCATTTGGCGTACATATAACCACATAATCACATTCAACCTCATCAAGCATCTTCATCCAATTCTCATAAAATTTAGCCCCGTTTATCTTGTATGCCTTACTCTTATCAATATCACATCCGGCGACAAGAGAACCGCCTACCGCCTCAATGGCTGAAATATGCCTGTCGGCAATAAAGCCTAGTCCTATTAATAGAAACTTTTTACTCATACATTATTTCAGATATTTAACAGTCATTCCCATTGATACAAAAAATCCAACAAAACTTAACATATACCCTATAAATACAAAATCTTTTCCAAGCTCATCAAATCCAGTGAGGAACAACAATACAGCTATTGAAAAAAGAATCACTACAATTAAAAGGATACCAACCATGATAATATACCTACTAATTTTCATAATCATTTATTAACTTACAAATCTTTAATACTTCTCGTCTTTTAAGTGCCGGATATAAAGGGAGACTTACCTCTTTGGGAGCTAGCTTTTCCGTCATAAGCAATTTAAATTTATTATGCTTTGCGAATCCTTTCATCTTATGAAGCGGTTGAAAATGCTGTGAACACTGTACCCCGTTATCTCTCATATATCGTATGAAATCCTCGGCATCCTTTACAAAGATAGGATATAGGTGATTTCCATGCCACTTACCACGATTAAGATTCATGTTATAAAGCTCCACTATCTCATCCCGCTTTCTATTCATCCAATCCAATTTTTTAAGTTGCTCCAATCCTATCGCCGATAACACATCTGGGAGGTTTGCTTTCATCCCTGTAAAATGCACCTCGTATCCGTGTCCTACAAGTTTATCTCTGCCGTGAGAACGAGCCTTAAGGAGCCACTCATAATCTTCTCTTGAATTCGTTGCAATCATACCACCCTCGCCTGTTGTCATATTCTTAGTCGGGTAAAAGGAGAAGCATACCAAATTATTGTTTCCGGCACATTGACCCCGTTCAATCCTGTGTGCGGAATCCTCAATCACAATCTTATTTAAATAATCCGTCCTTGCTTTTCTTCCCCCTAAGTGAACCGGAATAACAGCCTTTGCGTGCTTTAGTCCAAGTTTTACATGAGGACATCTAGGATCAAGTGTGTAATTCACAGGTTCAATATCACCAAAGAGAATGTCCGCTCCCACATTAAGCGGTGCTTGAGCCGTAGCGGCAAACGTAAATGACGGGACAATAACCAAATCTCCTTTACCAATTCCCTTACACTTAAGAGCAAGCTCTAAAGCTACCGTACAACTTGAAACTGCCACCGCATACTCACTATCTACATACTCGGCAAATTCCTTTTCAAATTGTCTCGTAACTTTACCTGTAGTAAGCCAGCCTGATTTAAGTACCTTGTCTACCGCCTTTCTCTCTTTCTTGCCTATTTGTGCCTTACAAAATGGAATCATATAAAGTAGCTTAAAATGAATACAACAAGTGCAACTAAAAACAACCCGATAGCAAATATAAACCAATCATCAATCTTTATCATGTCCCAATGAAGCCAAATAACAAAAGCAACTCCTATAACCGTAAGTGCAACCATTGTAATTATCAAAGTACTAACAGTGTTTACGATACCATCCCACATATTTTTTTATATCTTTCTCGCAGTCTGTTTGAGGCTCAAACCCGTAATCACGGGCTTTGGTAATATCGGCACAAAGCCTCATCACCTCGCCCGGTCTCTTTGCCACATGAACAATCTTCGACTTAGACTTAGTTATTTTTTTAATTATATCAGCTAACTCATTTATTGTTATTGTCTCACCCGTTCCTACATTCACACTTTCCCCTATAAGCTCTTGGGTATTCATACATAGCTCATAACCTAGGAGAGCATCCTCAATGTACATATAATCCCTTGACTGCTTGCCTGTGCCAAAAACTACAATATCCTCTCCAGCTAGGGCTTTGCGTGTAAATATGGCGATAACACCCCCATAGGAGGTGTCGTTTTGATATTCTCCAAATGTATTGAAGTTTCTTAAAATCGTTACTTTCGTTCCGTATGTGTCAAAATACGCTTTACATAATCTATCGCCAGCCGTTTTAGAAGCGGCGTACGGACTTTGTCCGTCAAGCGGATGAAGTTCATCCATTGTTTCAGATTGGCTTGATCCATAAACCTCTGATGATGAAGCGAATATAAGACGTTTATCGTACTTTCTTACTGCCTCTAAAATATTGAGTGTTCCTGAAACATTTATGTCTACTGTTTCCTGTGGATTTGTAATTGACTTGTCAACGTGGATTTGAGCCGCAGTAAGTATTGTTATGTCTGCCCATTTAACAAAGGGTTCTATATCTGCGTAATAGCGTATATCTCCATACTTCGCCCGTGAGTTTTTTGGGTGCTTAGAAGCATGCTGAAAATTATCAATCCCCTCTACCTCATGTCCTTTACTTTCCAGAAAATCCCATAGATGAGAACCGATAAACCCAGCCGCACCAGGAATAAATATTTTCATCTATTTCTTCTTAGGTGCAGTAGCTTCCTTTACGCAATGGTCAGAGCAATATCGCTCTTCTCCTGCGACAACATAGGCCTCAAGTGCTTTACCGCATCCGGCACACTTACCAAGTCCTGTTGCCTTTGGTTTCTTTTCTTCTACCATAATTCTATTTATTTATTAGTATGCTCATACCACTCCAGGTCATAAGACGTAAAACCTGCAGCAGTTGCAATTATACGAAGAGTATAATCTTCATTTTGTTTTAATATAATCTCTCTTGTACGTTCCGCCGCTCCTGTACTTTGCCGTTTAGCCGCAACAATCCCGTGTTCAATCTCGGTTGCTCCCGCTACTGCTGTATCAGCATTGGCGTTTGCAACAGACGTATTATCAATAGTCGCCACCGTAAGTCCTGAAGTATTGGTACTATTGCGATTATTGTTCTTCGGAGTAACAGAGGTTCCTGCGGTGTTTATCGTTACATTTTCATATAGATACCATTCTGTCTCATTCTCACAGTGCAAACTAAATACAAAGTGCGCCCATTTCGTAGTATTTGGTGTAGTAATTTGAATATCCCGAACATTGTTTATTGCAAGGTCAACAGCGTCTACTACCTCATAATGACTACCTGCGTGTATCTCGTGATGCTCATATTCAATAACTCCAGTAGCCCTACTGGCTTTATCAATTCCTGCCGCTATCATTTGTTGTACGGATGGATAAGGTGGTGGTAATGCCATATATTAAGCTTAGCACTGCCTCCCACAAGTGAGAGACAGTATAAACTTAATATGAAGGTGGATCTTCATGACGCAAGCCGGAACCTGCTGATTCCGCATATGCGGCGGTTGTATCCCGTGAACCAGTCCATAGGGTAAGACCTGCGGATGGATTGAGTACCTTTGACGTAAAAGTAATCTTCCAACCATAGGTTGAGAACTGATTAAGCGGGTCAGACTTTGTTGCACCACGTGCAATATAAGTCTTTAGTCCACCGCCCCATTCGGTTACACCATAAAAACCTTTACCAAATATAGGCATACCGTAGGCAATCGTTGATGCTGTGCCACCAGAATTTGAGCCACGCTTTGCAGGCCCAGTTGGTGCATCAATCAAACGACAGCCATAGATTTTACCATTCTCACCATTGTAGAGCTTATCTACGCCCTTTTCAACATACTGATGAAATTCGATAAACTGACTATCTCCGGCAATATCATCCATCTGTTCTGTACAGGGTACACCAATGTAATCCTGCCCTGTATAAGGTTTTACATTAAGAGATTTAAGTTTAAAGACCGCACTCCTAACGTCTGATACAGCAATAACGTTTGTTGATGAAACAGTCATAATTCCAGCACTAACTGTTGAAGTCATACCCCAATAATCAGTAACCTCTGTTGAGGTCTTAAAGAGGTGATGAGCTTTCAAAGTTGATGTTGAAACATTGTGAATAATTGCGTTTGCAATTACACGGTCTATTGTAATAGCCGCCTGTTCACCAAGTCGTTCAATCGCCATTTTATCGACATCAGTGATAGCAGTCATTGATACCACATCTGTTACAGGAGCAATATCACCATACTGCTCGAGAATACCCGAAACCTTATAGGTTGATAGGTTGCGTCCTGCTGATGTTGTAAATGCCTGACCCTCGGTCAAGATTCGACCAAGGTCTAACTTATATGGCAAGTTCCATATAACACTTGTTCCTTCGCCCATTGGAACCGGCTTTTTCTCACCAAATTGGTAAAAGCGCAGTGTTGGGTCAAGAACCGTTAAGAGAACCCTATCATAATAAGGCTTAATTAAATTTGCAACATCCGATGTGGTAGTCGTTGCGCGAAAATCACTCATAACACTACCCAAATGATAACCATCTGCGTAGTTAGATTTCGTCCGAGTAAGACCTTATCTACCTGTTATCTTTTACTTAGTTTTTCATTTAACTCTTTTTCAATGTCCGCAAGTGGTACCTCTGTATCCATAATCTTTTCCTCAAAAGGTCTTTCTTCCTTTGGAGTTTCCGCCATAGGCTTTTCAGTCTGTGCGGCAGGTTTAGACGCATCCACTTGTTTTGCTTCACTTTCAGTCTTAGCTTCTGCTAACTTATCTTCATGTGAAGCAAGTTTAAAGGCATCCTCCCAACTTAGATTAGGATTATCCTTTTTAAGTCCCTTGATTGAATCAATATACTGAAGTGAATCAGGGTTATTCTCCAAAAACTTTTCAACTTCCTGACGAACCATATATGGCTTCATCCCTCGGTCAACAGCCTTTTGGATAATCTGCTCGGCTTGTTCAAGCTCATTTGAAGAATTGACTTCAGGAGCCGCTTTAGGTTCTTCAGTCTTATCTTCATCTATAAGCTCTTTTAAGGCTTCTTCTTTGCCCTTAGCCTTAGCATTTTCCACCATCTTTTTTACACGGTCATGGGGAATACCGTCTTTTTTATCGGAGTCTTCATCTCCGGTCTCGGTTGACGATTCCTCGACTTCTTCTTTTTCGTCTTTTTCCTTATCGGTCATACATTTAAGGTTTTGTCCTCCCTAAGTTTCGTCTTAGAGGAACGAGAATTAATTACTATTGTTTATCGCTACTCTTTGGCACCGTTTCTTTTCCCATATCACCCTCGCTAACTTCCATTATCGGATCAAGTTCATGCGGTGGTACCTGCTTCATTGAATTTTGTGGGGAGATTTCCTCACCCATCTTCTTCATATATTTTTTAGGCATATTTTTATATACTGTTTATTATTCTTAATAACCACTCCCCCTCGTGGTTTTTTATTCATATAACTTTCCCATTCTTTCTTGCATCGGTTACAGCTTATATCTCCATGTTTTATAACTTTATTCAAAAATTCATCTATCACAACCTCTTGTTTGCATACCTTACATTTTTTTCTTTTTACGCTTTTTTTTAGGAAATCCATTGTTGGCATGATACATTTTGACCTGTTTTGCGGTAAAAGTCTTCCCCGATGGAGACTTATATTTATTTTTACTCACTTTACGAAATGGCATATTATTTTTTCTTTTTAAACGAATCAATCTTGTTAAATATCCAAGTAAGTCCATCTAAAAATCCTACATTCTTATCGTGAGCATCCTTGCCATCCCTATAAAGTCCGAGATAAGCAAACTGGGTGCGTTCACTCGCCCACTTCTTAACTATTTCCCAGCCCTTTGTTTGCTCTAAATCATTCAAAGCCGCAAGAATATCATTGCGCTCTTGCTGTGCTTCTTTACTATCTTTGGAGTTGGGCGATACCCTTCTCTTCGGGTTGTCCTTGGGTAAGTTCTGCATTTTGTTGTGGCATTAAGCCAGGCTGTCCCATCCCAGGTAATCCCATAGGAGGTGCTGGCATTTGAGTTACAAAAGCCTCCTCTTTGTTTGGTAAGTCGAATGTATCAATCAGATTATCGATAAAGTATTTTACATTAAGATTGGTTGGCATTGGCGGTCGTCCCGGTTCATAGTCCATCATCGGCATTTGAGACATCGGAGCTAGGAGTTGAAAGAGTTGTAGCCACATCTGACGCTTTGCCGTCTTATTCTGCGGTTCGGTGCTTCCACCCTCAATATGCAAATCATATTCTTTCCTGATACTTTCAATAGGAATCTTTTCAAACTGCACTCCGGTACGTCCGACAATCCTCACTACCTGTTCTCTTGAAATATACTTGCCATTCATCTTGAGCATCTTCCTGCCGAGTTCCCTTAGGGCATCCTCAAGGTTATCCAACTTATATTGCATCTTAGTTCCTGCCTGCTCCAAGGACGCCAAGAATCCTCTTGCGGTTGTATTCATCTCACCTGTGGCACCAATAGGACGCTGGAGCTGTCCCATCATACCAGAGAATACTCCGGAGGTTCTATCCATATCCTGTTTAATAATCGCCTCCTCCTGTACGCTATTTCCCGTTGTATCCTGCACAGGGAGTGGTTTTACAGAATTTATATCATCGCACTCAATGATTCCTCCGGGTCTTGATACAAAATCATCCCAATTAACCCCTTTCGTCTTATCAACAAGCCACATCGGATTTATGATAAGTTTCCTGTTATCAAGCCTTTGATTCCTTAAGGTATCGAGTTCATCCTGAAGTGAGAGCAGAGGTTCAACCTCGCCGATCGCCCAGAAATCATTAGGCATAATATCATCTTGAAACGCAACAAACGGTATGCCACAAGGATAAATCTCTTCAAGTTTCACTGCCCTTATGATTTTTACATTATTCGCCGTTACAATAAACCAGTCTTCCTCTTCCCCGCTCTCTTTAGTCGGCATCTTCCCGTAATACTCGTAGAGTACCACAGTCTTCTCACTATCCTTCTGTGGTTCACTTCTTCCAAGGCTTCCGGTCTGTTGTGTTTTAAACGCATCATTATCCGTTGAAAGAGCGGCATCTATATCTCGTGTATCGTAATTCGGATTCTCTTTGATTTCAGCTAGATTCCGTTCCTGTTTATAAATTGCCCAGCTACCGTCAATCGTTGAAGTACGAGGGTCTTTAAAGAAATCATAGATTGATATTGGCTCAACCCATAAGCCATCCTTGCCTTTCTCATCATAGTCCCAACCAACCTTGACAAGTCCGACCCCGTAAATCAATCCTCCCTTTACCCATTCCTTTACTTTCTTTGTCATTCGCATTGCATCCCACTGGTATGTAACGAGCTTCTCCATTGCCTGTGAATGCGGTATATCGTCCTCTTCACGTGGGAGAACGTTTATTGTCGGTTTTGATGACACAAGCCTTGGTAAGACCGTATCAACAACCTGCTTGATATACGGAACCTTTATGTTTGCTCTCCAAATATCAGAATCCTTTGTGCCGTAGCTTAACCTGTAATACTCGTAATACTCCGCAAGACGCTTAAAAATAGGGTTTTGAAAGTCTTCCGCTATCTTTAAACGCTCCTTTACTTTCTCAAGTACGAATACCTCTTGATTGTCTGTTAGATGTATTTTTTTTCTTTTTGCCATACCTAATATCCTGTACGTTTATTTAAAGGCCGATAACTATAATGCCTCGGCTTTTCAGCTACGTAAGAAAATGAAGTGATGGCATACCGTATAGCATCCATTAGGTGATCATTAAACGGCAATGGCTTTTCCTTCTGGTTCTTATCTTGCTGGGGAGTTTCATAGTGGTAAGTTGAAAACTCCTCAATCGTGTGTTTACAATTTTTAAAAACCTTTAATCTGTTTTGATGAATTAAATTTTGTACTTCGGAAACTCCTGCTAATATGTCCTTTTTAATCTCCCGTGTATAAAGTCCCTTACGGCGCATCTCCTCTATCCTGTCGGGTTCTGCACTGTCGGGATAAAACTTTGTAATATTATATCTCTTTTGCAAATGAATACACTTCTCAATAAGTTCGTCCGTTGTCATCTGCTCCTCGTATACCTCGTCAACGATATAAAACAATCCTTCCTTATCAAATTTGATAACCGATACTGCCGATGGGTTTGTCCACCCAAAGTCTACTCCGGCTATCGTGTCCTTTGAATGTAACTCAATGGGTTCAATAATCTGCTCCGGCCTAAGTTGGTAAACAAGGCCTTCCATCTGTTCAAACGTTCCCTCGTACCGTCTCCTGAATGTTGCCGGTGATAAAGTCTTCCTTGCCCTTTCGTATTCCTCTTCTGAAAAGTATGGGTTCTCGATTGATTTCCACTGAAACACGGCAAAGTCTTCATCTCCCTTAAGGAACCTGTCATAGAAATCGTGGAATAACCAGTTCATTGAATCAGGAGTAGTTGTAATAAATACCTGCCCCTGTTTGATTGCGAGACGTGCCTGAATATTTACCCACACGTCTAACTTGTATTTACCTGCCTCATCAAGCCACGCCCACGCCGCAGTAAAACCTTCAATCGCCTGTGGATTCTCCGCACTCCTGATATATATTCTTGTCTTATCGGGTAGTTCAATTAATCCTCGCTGTTGCTTATAGAATTTCTTAAGCCCTGGATTTACTTCAAAGAGTTTTGGGAGTGTGGACTGATCTAGCATCTTGTAATCATTTGCAATAATAACTCCATCGCCCTTTTCCTGTGCTAACTGTTTTTGTACCCAACACGCTCCTCCCATTGTCTTGCCTGATTGAACTCCCGCAATACACGCTACGAATTTCTTAACACAATCAAATGCTTCCTTTTGCTTGCCGAAAAGCTCAATATTAATTTTTTCTTTTCCTTCCACACACTACTTGATATTAATTTCAAACCCGGCAGAAGCAACGTTGATATCAGTAGGTACTGATTTCGTTGCAAGAGATTTAGCTATATCCCTTTTAACGCTTCTCGGAGTATCCTCTCTTTCCATTTCCTCTAACAAAAACTGCCAGCATTTATTTATTACTGCTGTTCTTACCTTTTCATCATAGGCAGGCTTTCTTCCACCTGCCCCTTTGTGTCCTGGTACTCCAGCCATGTTAACTAATTATTTTTACTTAGCTTAGCAAACTGTCAAAGCGTTGACATTATTCCTCATCTTGGAATATATCGTATTTCACCATTAACTCCTCTGCTTTTTCTTTTGTAATTAACCCTGCATCTAACGCATTTGTTATTGCAAGGGTGATGTGATAAATATCTTCTTGAAAGCCCATAGAATTATCTTTAGTTGAGTTAAAAAACTCCACAGGGATTAATCCTGTCGAGCCTTGATGAGTGTACGGAAAACAAGCGATGCCAGTGTTAGTCCCCATAATACAACTCCTGCCCAGACATTGGTTTCAAAGATTTGAATACCCAGTGTGCCTAGGATAAAGGCCAGATAAAGTAGGCCGTCTTTTAGTGCTAAGTCTTTGTTCATATTATTTCTTAGTTAGCTTTTTTAAATCAAAATATACTGTATTCCCCTTTACTTTTTCCACACAGAAAGCATATAAATCACCCACTTTATATTCTTCATTAATCCCCATGTCTTTCTTCATATCCAATCTTTCAATCACTAAAAATGATGAGTTGTCTTTTTTTTCTTCGCTCATAAATCAATTTTATGAATTAACTTTGTTAGTTCGTTTAAGTGGTCGTAAATCTGTTTCTTAAGATTCGGTTCGGGGGTTGATTCTCTCTCCCATGCAAGCCTTGTAATAAAATCTCTGTCTTCCTGGAGGTTTTTACCCGGACATGTTTTATTTGCGAAATCTGAATGGTATTTGAAATTTGTGGACTTGATGCCGTGTTCTGTCTTTAAACGTTTTAGTAAATCACGCAGAGCATATATCTGTTGAGCCGTTGGTTTTTCTATGTCAAAGTTTCCATCTAAGCAGATATGGACGCACCGGCCATCGTTCATTCCCTCTTGCCACACCGCCGCCGTAGTCTCGCCGTCCGCTCTTGCCTGACGCACTTTCCCTTTAGCAGAAATCTCGTAATTGTATCCCAGATAATATCCAAGGGAAGATTTAAAATTCCACTTCGCCCTGTGATAAGCGTTGTTTGCTTTAAATTGGTCTTTGTTTTTTTCGTGCGACACTCCACTGTGATGGAGGCAAGCGTAGTCTGGTTTTTTCATAGGTTGGTGCGGGGCGAAGGATGTCGGGGGGTCTACACCCTCCGCTACCCGCATAAGTCAGGTTGCTTTTTCGGTGTGGAGTTTGTCAAGGCACTCCATTATGAGCCAGTTCATTTTCCTTTGTTCCTGTATGTCTTCATAAACAAAATGCGGACAATTCTCGGCATCGTTCCTGACAAAATCTTGGGTAAGACATTGCGTGAAAACGACACAATTCGCACATACTTGCAGATACTTACGTTCTTCCATTTTCTACCCCCAATTTTTTCTGTAATTAAGTTTGAATGAATGTACATTTAATCTCCTAATCCACTTACGCCTCAAGGGATAGGATTTGAGGACACCAACTTTCGCTGATGAAAATTATCCCTTGGGGTGCTAATCCATAGCTCCCACCGAAGTGAGACGTAAGGGGATTAACCGTCGGCTTGTGAACCGACGCTAAATGTCCGAGAACATTCCTAAGTTGCTTTCACAAAACAACGGTTCATCCCATTACTGGTATTATACCATACCTGTAAAAAAACAACCCCTTAAAGGGGCTGAAAACTGTGGATAGTTTATTTATTGAGCCACGGATTCATTTTCCGGATGTTCTCTAGTGCTTGATTGGTTTTTTTACCTGTATCAGTTAAAGGAGTAATTTTTAAATTCTTCTTTCTTTTGTTATTTTCTTTCTTTCTTTTGTATTCATCCGATTGGATGACACTTTTGCCATCCGATTGGATGACAACTGGGTCATTTTTGATGACACTTTCATCGGTTTTTAGGGGCGTCATCCGTTTGGAGACCACCCAGTCTTCATAGTTTTTGTTGAACATTAAGCCATTTTCTAGCCTAAGTGTAATCCGTTTGGATGACAGCTTTTTGAATGCTCTATGTGCATTTTGTCGTTTTAAGCCTGTTCCCTTAGCAATCTGGCTATATGAGATAGTATCCCACTTTTTGTGATAGCCATAAGTCTTACGAATTATGAATAATAAAACACGCCACTCTTCACTTCCGAAGTGTCCATAGCGTGCTAAGGCATCCAATATTTCATTAGCTATTTGTGTATACCCCTCTTCCTTTTGTGGGTTGGCCATAACAAAAAACTTACAAGAGACTGCCCCCTGCTAGTAGCACCGAAGAGCTACCACCCATGCTTGGATGAGGGACAATCTCGTGTAAGCTTTTGTTATTTCGGTTTCTAGCATATATCTAATTTTAACACGAATTATTTAATATGGCAACTGCCACCTTTACACAGAAATTCCACATCTTTTACACAATGCATCTCATAGTATTCTTTTTCAAGACGAGCTATCTCATCGTTCCAAAAATCTGCCCTTTGTGTAGCGAAAATAATCTCTTTTATGAGCTTTAATTCTCTGGCTTCTCCTGTGGAAAAACTATATATAATCTGTTGACAAGCCTGACATGGGAGACCGGAAATCTGGTCTATAACTCTCTTGGGTTGTTCATAATCCCTGACAGAAAACTTGTTTAAAAAATTGCAATTAGGACACCTAACTGGTAGTAGTATTTTTATTTTAGACTTTCCCATACCTCCTCATATGTTAGCTTTTTAATCTTGCTTGCTTCTCTCCTTAAGTCATTATACCACTCCTCCCCACGCACCTCTTTAAGCCACTCTGCAAACTCAAGAGGTGCTTTGTGGGCGGAGCGATTGCCGAATGTATGGCAAGACGGGCAAAGAGCGACAAGGTTTGGCAAATGCCAACGGACAGACCGATTAGAACGAGAAAATATGTGGTGTGTATGCAAATATCCTCGCTTGCCACACCATTCACAATATCCTTTCTCTCGTATTTTCTGTGATACAAACTTGTCTAGTTTGCGTATCTCGCTTCGTTTCATATTTTTTTGGCAAATATCAATTTTTTGGTTCCCTCACCCCATTCTTTATTTATCCATTTTCCATGGTTACCTCTACGAGAGCATTTCTTTCCTTGTGTCTTACCTAAATAATCCCAGTTATCGGCCTTATAAACCGACCCAGTCCTTGGGGGTTCTACAAAAGTTACAATTCCCATTAATTCATCTCCGTAACATTCCTTATAATCAATCCTTATTCGGTTTCTTAATAATTTTAGTACTTTGGTACCAAGATTTTTTTCAGTTTCAATGATTCTAAAAACATTATTATTAACGAATAGTTTTTCGTTATCGGTGTTGAAGTATTCCCGAAATTTCTTGTAATTTAAGGGTGGAGAATTTACACCAACTATCCCCACAACTTTGCCATCTTTTTTTATAAAATAATTTAATTGACGGCCTAATATCCCCTTACTCCCTGGATAATGTTCAAGGTATATCGTAGCATAAAGTTTGTTTCCCTTAGTGGTTTTCTCTAATTCTAATCCTTCACAAAGTGGGAGGGGTGTTTCGGGTTTTAACCCTTCTACCTTTACCATCCCACTATGGCCAGCTCCTTTTTTTGGTTTCTTATCATAGCATTCTCTACAATACTTTTTAAATTTTGCTTCAGGGTATATTTTATAAGGCATAGTTCTTCCAACAATTATAACTACTCCACCACCAATTCAATTTTCCATT